GTAGCCCTTCAGCACGCCCTTGCGAACCTTTGATTGGGTCACGGGGTCAACGACTTCGGACTTCAGCATCCAGCCGGTGCCTTCTTGGCTGAGCTCAATGCCCACGCCTGCGGCGATTGACGAGTGTTGTTCACGAACGTTTGCGCCGGTCTGGAACCAGGCTGGCATTGCTGACTTCAGCCAGTTGGCGTCGCAACGCTGGCGATCCATGTCCAGGCTGTCATCGGTGGCGAGGCCGTAGACGAACATTGAGCCGTCGGGGCCTTCCTTGATGGTCAAGTCGCCTAAGCCGACGTAGGTAATGTCCTTAGCCATTTGGTTATTCTCCTGATGGTTGGGTTAGTTCGGGTTCAATTCCGCACCGGCAACTTGGGTGGCTGGCGTCGGAAGGAACGTTGGTGTCTGATATGTCGTGGAAGCCCGCTTGTGACAGGCATTCCTCACACGCCCCGTCGTAGGCCACCCAGTTCCAGCCCGCAGCACCGGCGGCTTGGTAGGTGTCTATTGAGGCGGCGTTGTACGACGTGTTGGTCTCGGTCACGGCAATCATGTCGGCCCGTGCTGGGTCGTTGATAATTTGGTTGATGGCCGTTCCGATGTCTCTGGCTGAGTTGCCCTGGCTCATGCCGTCAACGATGGCGGTGCGGATACGGTTCAAGGTCGTGCCTTGAATGTCTCCGGCGTGCTGGTCGAGGCTAGAGAGCAAGTTGGTCAACTGTGCGCCCTGCTTTACCAGGGGGATTCTCAAAGCGTCGGCTGCCGTCTGGCTTGCCACGCTGGAAGCGTCGGTGTAAACGCCTCTCAGAGCGTCTGCAAGGGGCTTTGCGTCCACTTTGACGTTCTGGGTAACGGCTAGGTTCACCACGCTCAAAATGTGATTTGGATCCGTGGCCTCTTGGCTAAGCGCCTGGGTGATGGCGTCTTTCACGCCTTTAATCCCTGCGGCTAATCCTAAGGCGATGGCGGCTCGGTGCTTGTTCTCGACCTTGCGCTTCTCGTCGTAGCCTGGGGTCTGCTCAACGCCTCGCTTAGTAACTAAACCTTTTGGGGTATCACCGAGGTTTGCGACCTCTAGGAAATACTCGTAGGTGTTGTCGGGCAATTCCGTAGCGCCCTTAGCGATGAAGTAGCCCGCCTCGTTGAGCTTGTCGGCTGAGGCTTCGCTGAAGGTGCCAAAGTCAAATGAGCGCCAGTTGCCTCGCTTGTGGCGAGCCTTGACGAACTTTGTGAAGTCTTTGAGTTCGTCGAGTTGGGCACTCTTTACGTCAGGCCCCTGCGCTTTGCTGCTGGCGTGTGCTTGGGCGTCACTAGTTTCTTGGCTCTGACCTTCTTGACCTTTGGCGTCTTGGCCTTGTGGGTGTGCTTCACCGACTTGGCTTTGTGCGTGTGCTTGACTGATTTCGCCTTGTGGTGTCGCCTGGTCAAGTGGTGCCTCTTTCTGGCCGAGGGTTTCGCCAGATCCGTCAACGGCTAACTGGCCCTTTAGGAATTGAATTGCGTTTCCGGCGACGATAAACGGCTCGTCGGCTTCGGGCATATCGTAGAGCGGTAAGCCCATCTCGCCACGAACGTCGTTCAAGGTAGCGATGCCAGAGAACAACGTGGTCTGAGCGGCCTTAGCCTTCATGTCCTCGGTTTCGGCGGTGGACTTGTCCTCTAAGACAAAGGTCAGGCTGTTGTCCATGTTTAAGAAGCGCTTGCAGAGCGAGTTTACGCATTCCACGATGAACTTCTCGATGGGCTTGGCTGAGACAGTTTCGGCTGACTGCTCCTCGCCGTCGTGTGCGCCCTTTCCGCCACCCAGTCCAGCACGGGCAACCACGCCCAATTGACTTGGGGCTACGCCAAAGATGGAAGCAATCTTTTTGACTATCCACTCGTCGTAGTCGGCTTTGTATTTTTCGTCAATGGACATCACCTGGCTGGGCTTAAAGCCTGCCGGTAAAACTTTGACACGGTGACGCTCGGCGGTTGAGCCTGAAATCTTGTCGTTAAAGATGCGCTCAAACTCAGCCAACTGAAGTGGGGTGACTTCGTTCTGGGCGTCGGTCTCCATGAACATCTGTGGCATGGATCCGGCTTGGTATTCAGCTACGAGCCAGTTCTGGCGCTCTAGGTAAAGCGTGGCGGCTGGGATTGCCTGCTCAACTTCGGAGAAGCCGTAAGGCGTCCAGGTTCGGCGGTTGCGAACGAAGTAGGCCAAAGAGTCGGTGGGGCGGATGTTCTTGTCTGCGGAGCCTTCGTAGTATTCGCCGTCCACTTCGCTCATTGGCGAGGCGACAAATTCTCCACGGGGGAAGCCCCAAAGGATTTGCTGGTAGGCCGGTGCTGGTGGAACTGGCACTCGTCCGTAGTTGTCGAGCAGAATCTTGATGGTTGACGGGTCAATGATGTCAAAGCCCATCAGCTTGCCACCGAGGGTGTAGCGAGGGTAGAACACCGATCCGTCAAAGGTCAAAAGATTCCACGCCCACTCGGTTAGGAATTCCGTCCAGCCTCGGTTTTCGTCGGGGTAGGGGTTCTCAAAGAAGTTCGTCAGTTCGGCAATCTTTTCGCCGTACTTGTCTCGGCCAATCTTGGCGGCCTTAGCGTGGCTGACGTTTTGCTCGGCCATGATTTCAGTGATGGCGTCGTCTGAGAGCGTGAACGACCAGTCCATCTTGGTCAAGCCTGAGGTGCGAATCGTGATGGCTCTAGCGATGATGTCCACGCCGTTAGCGAGGGACTTCAGCACGTTCCAGGGAACCTCTTGGAGATTGAGGTTTAGGTTTGCTGCGACTTGATATTCGTAGCGACGTGGCTCGGCTCGACCTGTGTCGGGCAGAACGGGGTCAATCGGGGAAGGTAGGAGTGGTGCGGCTGGGCCGAGGATTGCGCCGAAGGCTGAGCCTGGGCGGTCAAGGCTTTGAGCAATCAGTCCTGAGGATTGAGCGAGGTTCTGTCCGCCAGTTGGTTCAGCCGGTACGACGTTGGCATATCCCGTCTGGTTGTACATCGGCGTTCCCGATAGCGACTGGGGCAAGGATCCGCCGTAAGGGCCAGATACGCCTGCGCCACCGTAAGCACCCGCTTTGGCGAGCTCTTGGGCTACGGCCTTAGCGATTTCCTCGGTCTTGTTCTTGCGTGAGAATAATGGCACGAATACCTCAGAATTGTGGGAAGCCGGTGGATTGAACGGTGACGCTACCCTTTAGGATTTTGCCGCAGTGGCGACAGGTTGTTGCGCTGGCGTCGTTGGGGTTATTGCAGTACGGGCACGGTGGGGCAATGCTGGCGAAGTAGCGGTCTGCTGCTCCACCTGAGCCAAAGCCCAGTTCGACCATGCCGTGAACGAGTGCGTCGAGGCGGTCTGGCGATTCGCCGGAGTCGGGTAGCCAGGTGGTGAGTTGTTCCTCTAGTTCGGGGAACTCTCCGACGTGGCTGACCTTGCCTTGCTCGTAGAGCGCAGCGATGGGTTCGGCTCGTAGGCGCTTGCCTTGCTTAGCAACGACACCCTTAAAAGCCATGATGGGGTTGACCTGTTTGAGCGTTTGCTCAATGAAGTCGCCACCCTGGTTCTTTTCGGCCACCACTCGGTCAGCCTGAAAATCCTCATAGGCTTTGTTCACTCGCTTCGCCCAGCCAAGCGGCGTGTCTCTACAAGTCCGGTCTGCCAGCACGACGGCTCGGCCATCGGATGTCTTGGCGACGACGATGATGCCGGTCTCGTCGGAGTCGGGGCCAGACGTGACAGCAGGGTCAACGGCCACCACGATCCGTACCAGTTCGGGGCGATTGGTAAGGCGGTTTCGGTCAATCATTTCTTGCTGGACGAGTGCGCCTTCGGTGTCGGTGAGGACTTCGCCGTAAAGTTCCTGGCGTCCAATGCGTGTGCCTTCGTAGCGGGCCTTCAGCTCGGCTAGTGCCGCAGGTGAAAGGTTGGCCGCATTGTCGAACGTCGAACCTCGTGTGACCACTATGGAACCGTCGGTGCGGCTTATGAACTCTCTGATGAGTTTGGTCGGACGAGGTGTCGTCGTGATAACCACTTGTGGGCTACCGATGCGGAGAGCCGGAACTAGTCCTTCAGTCCACGTTTCGGGGTATCGCCAGGCTGCGAACTCGTCGCACCAGGCTCCCGAAAGATTAAGTCCACGGGCTCGGTCAGGTTCGTCTGCCGAAAGCATATGGATTTTAGATCCGTTGACGAGCGTAATCTGCCCGTTGGAGCGGTTGTATTGCTCTAGTTGCCCTGGCTGAAGTGCTTTCAGTAGCCCAGACGGGCCTTCTACGCACGTTCGGCGGGTGTCAGTAAAGGTCGGGGCGATGATTGCCCACTCGGTTCCGGCGTTGCTGAGTGCCTTCTCAACTAACCAGCCAGAACCAACAAAAGTCTTTCCCCAGCCTCGGCCTGACAAAATGCACCAGATGAACCAATCCCCGTCGGGCGGGAGTTGCTGGTCACGGGCTTTGAGGCGGTAGGGATTGGTAGATAGAAGCGCCTGAGCTTCGGCGGCTTTCTTTTCGTGTTCAGTTTCCAGCAGGGACTTCAGTTGTTGAAGTCTCTGGAGTTTCTGTTCTTTGGTCGTCGTCAAGAGTTGCCCCCAACTCGGCTTCTAGGCGTTTGATTTCAGCCGTGACGGCATCAAGCGTGAGGACTTCGTGTTTGGTCGGTGCGTCAAGGCCCATCAACTTCGCACGGCGATCCATAATCGCCAGCACTCGGTCAACGGCAAAAAGTGCGCCCTTGTCAGCCGACTGGGCTTTGGTCATAGCAACTTCAAGGATGGCGTCAAGCCGTTCCATTTCTAAGCGACGGAACTCGTCAACCGCTTCGGCGGGAATGGCGGCTAATGCTCGCTGGACTCGGTTGTAGGCCGTAGCTTTGGTGGTGCCGATTGCATCAGCGACTTTTTGGTACGACCAACCTAGCGAGCGCAGGCGAAGGGCCTCGGTGTCGAGGTGTGCCTGCTCCTCAGTTCGGATGAATCCCCCAGGTGACGTTTGCGTCATTGTTCAGATACCCTGACGTTTAGTTTACGGGCGCAAATGCCCCAACTTACCCTTACAGAATACCAGAAATGGCAACGCCTGTCTTATTACTGGACTATTGAGGTGGTAACAGCTGCGAGGCAACCTCCTCGTCGGCCCACTTGGTTCGCCCCTCGATGATGGGCCAGTAGTCCTCGGTCATCTCGCAACCTATCCAATTGTCGCCTTCAAGGATTGCGGCGACTGCCGTGGTTCCTGAACCCAAGAACGGGTCAAGGACTGTGCCGCCTTTGGGGGTGACGAGACGGATGAGGTGGCGCATAAGTTCGACAGGCTTCACGGTGGGATGAACGTTGCGGTTCATCGTCACCTTGCCAAGTGTGCCGTCCTGTCGCCCCTGAAGGCCACCGGCTACTTGTTCGTCCAAGTGCCCCAGCCCCGCATTCCGCTCCCGTTTGCTGGCTTTGGCGTAATACAGGAACACCGGCCAGTCGGCTTCGGTGTAGGTGGTCTGGGTGAAGAAGCGTCCGGCTCCATCACTCTGCC